TAATATAAGTTCTTTTCTTAACTCTTTAAACCATGGTGAGCGCAGCTGTTTATTGATTACATCATCTGGCTTTCCATTGCGCTGAAATTCAATGGGTATTTGTGTGACACCACGCAATCGTTTTGCCATGACACCTGAAAGATGTAAATCGAACGCTGCACTTTCGTACATATCGTATAGCCTTACACGATTTGAGTAATCAATGCTTTTAGCAGCGTTGACTGAGTTCATGTAAGTTTCAAGGTTAAAATGAAAGAGTTCAGGCATTTGCAATACAACGTCTGGTTGTCTCAATCCTGGTTGTGAAATATATCCACCTTGTACAATTTTGTTTTTATTCTTTTTCATAACTGATTAATCAAATACTGGTCTAATTTCTTCGCTTTTTATCTGCCAATTCGAGTTGTCCGAAAGCGCATCAGAAGGTAGCAAAGGTGCTCCTTCGACTGTGATATCGCCTTTCATAACGCCTTTAAGCCAGGTCGTTGCACGTTCGTATCTGTCTTCCCTAATTTTAGACATCTTGTAGGGGTTATGTTGGCAAAAAATATGGTAAATCGCAATATCTAGCGCAAACATCAAGATGAGAGGATGTCTCTCTTCTCCAGTCTGTGAAAAAATTGCCTGGCAATCATATTTTTTATTGAGGTAGCTTTTCATTTCAGAGATAGCTCTATCCTCGCATATTTCTATTATCTGTGGATCATAATCTGACGTGCCTTGTCTTAAAAGGCTGTCTAGTATCTCACGATGAATCGAAGCATCGTAATCTTCAAGTGATATAAAATTCTGCATAACTTAAATTGTATAAGGGTTATTTTCGTTCAGTTCGTTGTAATCAATGGTATAAACTGGTTCTAGCTCGTTTGTCTTGGTGTCTGTCATTGTCACACCGCCCTCGACGGCATCGCATCCATCGGCAGGATAAGGAAGTGAAAGCTCGAAGAGTTTAAACTGATTGATAAGCTCTTGCATGTGAGGATTGTCCTTTTCTTCTTCATTAAAGATGATGTTTCCTAGCCTATCTAAAGGCTCAAGATTAGCCTCTATACGTGTAGCTTTGTCTGTTTTCTTTCGTGTATCTTCACGAATAAATAACTGCGTTTTGCGCTTTGCACATTCATCACGAAGTAGTGGTTTGAAAACCTGTTGATAAAAGGGGTCTTGCAGTTTATTATTTTCGATGTACCAATAAACGGTAGCCTTCTTTGCTACGTACTTATCGAGCTCAAAATACCAACCAATAAAGTTGGCGTTGGTTTCGTGTGCCAGGAATCCCTTTATAACGTAATACACGCCTTTTAGTTTACCAATAAGCCATAAGGCTTTGGTAGAACTGCCTTTCTTCTTTGAGTCTGAATAGGCAGGGTCGCCATATCCAATTAGAAATTGAAACTTTTTTAACGATGGAACTTTGCCATATGCAAGATTCTTGAAAATCTTTCCTTCAGATACTGGATTGTTGAAGTACTCTCCCTGTTGCGCTTTGGTACTAATCTTGGATAACGTTCTATCTATCTGCTCTTCTGTATTCTTTGCAGGCCATGTACTTTTGCCGTTTTTATCACGAATATTCACGACATCCCAACTGTTTGCAAGTTTGCCAGCACGTGTAATACAGCAGTCTTTTGCAATGATATTACCGCACCATATAACCAGTGTAGGCTCTGAAATAGAACGTGTAGGATACAAAGCCTTTTCCATCCAATCCCACTTTTTATTGAGCGTTACAGGATTTCTGCAATCTTCGTCTGTGTCGTAGTCGTCCATGTAGATGACGTCTGGTCGAATTGCTTCATTACGCATACCACGAGGAGCAGAACCAGCACCAATAGCAATAAACTTAGCACCGCAAGTACAAGTGAACTCTCTGTCTGTCCATTGACCTAATACTGGTTGTTTGCCGTAAAACTGCTGTATGCGAGGATTATGCTCAAAGTTGATTCTGTAGGGTGTTAGCAAACGCACAGCCGCATCAATTGTAGCACTTGCAAGTGCTACGAACTTCTTGCGCTTTGTTAATGTGAGATACATTAAAACGAACATCACAACAGTTGACTTTGCTAGCTCTCTTGACCATGAGAGGACCTCATACCATTCATCGTTAGCAATAAGTCGTTTGATTGCTTTAATGTGGAAAGGTGCAAACTCATACTTCGCATAACTTGGAAAGAAATATTTTATCCATTCCACAGGGTCTTTCTCCAATCTCTCACGCATTTTATCAATGTCATAGCGAGATAGAGATTCGTCTATATCTATATTTTTCGCAAGTCCTTTGTTGTACTTTTCCCAAATCGCAAGGGCTTGTTTATCAGTCCATTTTACCATATTTATTTTTTGTTATTTGCCTGGTCTTTAATGAAAGCGTCGAACAAGTTATTGAACTCTTTTGCTTTATCAATATCGATAGGTCTTAGCCATGAAAGAAATCGCATCGCTACAGACACACAATCAGGCACTCCAATGTCTGATTCTAGCTTCTTTATCGCACCTGCAATCTTCGCAAGTGCATCCGCTTCTTGTGTCGTTGCGAATCGTTCACCTGGTGGTCTTGAGCTAATGTTATTATTGATTTCGACAATCTGATAACTCCATTGCGAAATGATTTGCTCTGGTGTAATTGTCTTTGAAGCCTTTATTTCCTGCCACTTTCCTTTTTCTGCCCATCTTGCAATCGTTTGTCTGGTTGTTCCAACTTTCTCTGCAATTTCTTCCTGGGTATAGTTACCATCAAGATATAGCGATTGCGCAATACTTTTTTTATTTAAACTGTTGTCTTTTGCCATTGTAATTCTTTTAATAATGTGTAGTGCAAAGTTCATATATTTTTTACTGAAATAAAAACGCTTTATTTATTGTATCTATTTGATTTGCAATGATATACAAACGTGCCGCAATCATGTAAAAGCCGTTTTTTTTATCGAAAAGTGCTCTTTATATTTGCAAAAAAATTACAAACGAAAATGACACATAGCAGCATTTTTAATACCATCCCAGGCGATGGAGAAATCGCAATTCTTTTATATGGAAATGTGGGCGCAAATCAGCAAGTAGATTCAGAGAGAGTAGTATCAGAATTACTCGCTTTAGAAAAGATGTACAACAAGATTGATGTGCGCATCAACAGCACTGGTGGCGATGTCTTTTCAGGCATAGCGATTTTCAATGCACTTAGAAACAGCAAGGCTAATATAACAATGTATATAGATGGCGTTGCTGCGAGTATTGCAGGCATCATCGCTTTGTGTGGAAAGCCTCTATACATGTCGCCTTACGCAAAGCTTATGCTTCACGCTGTTAGTGCTGGAGCGTATGGTAAAGCTTCAGAGCTTCGAGAAACTGCAACCCTAGTTGAAAGTTTGCAGAATGATCTTGCATCAATGATTGCAGGACGTTTAGGACAAAACAAAGAAGAGATTGTGGCTAAATACTTTGATGAGAAGGACCACTGGATTAGCGCAAAAGAAGCTTTAGAAATGAAGCTAATAGATGGCATTTACGATATGAAAGGTGAAGATGTGAAAGCATCTACAACCGAGGAAATATACAATTACTTTAACAACAGGCTTGAGCAGCCTTTAAATGACAATAAAATGACATTAAAAGATCACTTAAAGAGCGTTGCATCATTTGCAAATTTAGCAGACGACAACGCAATTTTAGCTCATATCAATGAGCTAGAGAATGCAGCAACTAAAGTTGAAGCACTAGAGAAAGCAGTTGATACTTACAAAGAGAAGCTAGCTGCTTTGGAGCAGAAAGAAATTACATCTTTCATTGACAAAGCTATTGCAGAAGGTAAAATTACCAACGAACAAAAAGAAAGCTTTACAAATCTCATGAACAGTGATAGAAAGAACACAGAAGCATTGATTAACTCAATGAAAGCAAATCCTTTTGTAAAGGCTTCTTCTGTCTTTGCTCCTGAGAACAAAGGCGCAGAAAACATCGCAAATAAGACTTGGGACGAACTCGACCAAGCAGGCGAGCTTGCAACCCTTCGTGCAGCTTCTTTTGACACTTTCAAAGCGAAGTATAAAGAGAAGTTTGGAATTGATTATAAGGAGTGATCCTCTGTAATACATCTCACCTACATTTACTTATTATTTACTTATTTATTGGTTTAAA